TATGAAAGTATTATCAAGAGAAGAATTTAATTACTCGGTAAGCACAATTGGTGACTACGTTGACCAAGTTGGTGGTGAGTTATTAGCAAAAGCACTTATTGGTGCAACTACTCCAAAGTATGTAAATGTACGTACTGGTATTAAAGGAACACAAGCGTTGAACTTATTGAACTCAACAGCTTACTTCCAAGACGGAACTTGTGGTTGGTCTCCTTCAGGAACAACTGAGTTCACACAAACTTATATCACAACTTGTCCTACTAAATATAACGAAGCGTTATGTTATAAGGATTTGTTTGATACTTACCAATCAATGTTAATGGCTCCAGGTCAAACTCAAGAGTCAGTTCCATTTGAACAACAAATTGCTGATTTGAAAGTTAAAGAAATTCAACAATTCATTGAAAGACAATTATGGCAAGCAACTACTGGAACTACTTGTTTCACTGGTTTCAAAACATTAATTTCAACAGGTACAACAGGTGTTGCTAACTCAAGTGGTACAACATTTAACACTTCAGCTTACGGTACTGCTGGTAACCCTATCACAGAGGTTGACAAATTAATCAACGCTTTATCTGATGACGCTATGAGTCGTGACGATTTACGTGTGTTTATGTCATTCGTTAACTTCCGTAAATATGTACAAGCGTTAACTCAAGCTAACTTCTTTGCAAACTATATCGGTTCTGCTGATATTACTGCAAATATGGAAGCAATCCATCCTAACACAAACGTAAAAGTTGTACCAACTATTGGTTTAGCTAACTCTAACGAAGTTGTTATCGGACCAGCTGAATATATGGTTGTAGGTTTTGACTTATTGTCTGACCACGAGAAATTAACTATCTGGTACTCTAAAGACTTTGATGAATTAAGATTCCGTGCAAACTTCAACTATGGTGTTGCAATTGCAACATTTGGTTCAACTGCTTACTTCGCTACAAATAACTTAGCGTAATAAAAAAACTAAAGGGGTGAAAGTCCCCTTTTAAAAAATAAATTAGAAAATAAAAATATAAAAAATTATGAGTTGTTATATATCTTCAGGAGTTGATTTGGGGTGTTCAGACGGCATAGGAGGAATTAAGTCAATCTATGTTTTAGGTTCATCTGGAGCTACAGTTCCTTCAGTAAGTGCAGTAGCCATAACAGGTACTACTGGCCCTATCACAGGTATTACAGGTGGTGGTGTTTGGTATAACTTTCAATTGAAAAGAAATACTTCTTCACTTGCACAAAATACTACAAAGAATTTTGAAAATGGAACAATTTTTTACGAACAGGTTTTAACTGCCGTATTGTACAAATATTCCCAAGACAAAAGAAACCAATTATTGGTATTAGGTCAAAACGACCAAATCCAAATTATCGCACAAGACCAAAATGATGTTCTATATTACTTAGGACAAGTTAATGGAATGTACCTTTCAGGAGGTTCAGCTGCAACTGGTACCGCTTATGGTGACAGAAACGGATTTGAACTTATCTTCACAGGACAAGAGAATGATCCAGCAAATGTTATTTCTCCATCTACTACTTTAACCGCGTTGTTACAAGCTGGTGGATTTGGAGTAGCTTAGGAATCGTAGGTCTTTAGGACCGATTTTCTATATATCTGTTACGAAAAGAGGGGCGTTCAGCCCCTTTTTTTATGCTATACCAATTCAAAAAGGTTTTTTATATATTTATGTATAGGAAAAGATAATTATGTTATACATTCAAAAGGGTGACGAGAACACATTAGTTCTTAACATAAACAATAATAGTCGGGATACATTCACAGGATACACTTTAACTTTTACACATATAATGTCAAAAGAAGTGAAGTCGTATATAATAGATACTTCTAATAATTTACAATATGGACAGAACATTCGTTATTGTGAAATTGTATTAGATTTAACTGTGAATGATTTAAATTATTTAGGACAATATACTTTAAACATTTATGGTAGACCCAATAATGTTTTAGTATATACAGGTATGGCTGTATTGGAAGGGACACAAGAAAGTCAGCCATTTACAGAATATATATCACCTAATGAGACCAACGAAAATTACATATACATACAAGATTAATTATGAGTGAAGAAATAAAAAAGTCAAAACTTAAAAAGGTAGATTTTAGAATGGCATCAGTGCCAATCTTTGCCGAAGTATTACAACGTTCTAATTGGGTATATTATGGTGAGAGTAATTTACTACCTCAATACTTTGTAGAACTTTACGATAACTGTGCAATCCATCGTGCAATTATAACATCAAAGGTAAATCAAATTATGGGTGATGGTATTGTTTCATTAAACAATCCAATGGCTACCGTAAACTTAATAAACGAATCTGAAACCGTATCTGAAGTAATGAAGAAATGTGTTTTGGATTTTATGTTATTTGGTGGGTTTGCTTTGAACGTTATCAAAACTAAAGACAATAAAGGTATTGCTGAAATTTATCATTTGGATTTTTCAAGAATCCGTTCAGGTAAATTAAACGAAGACGATAAGGTTGACCATTACTACTATTCAGCACATTGGGCTGATACAAGAAAGTATGTACCTGAAGAATATCCTGCGTTTAGTATGAATAACAACGCAGACTCACAAATTTATTACTTCAAAAACTATCAACCATCAATGTCATACTATCCTGTTCCTGATTGGGCTGCGGGACAACGTGCAATTGAAATTGATATTGAATCTAAAAACTTCCATATGAATAACCTACGTAAAGGTATGGTTCCTTCATTATGGATTAACTACAATAATGGTATACCTGGTGATGAGGAGCAAAGAGATATTACACGTGCTTTAGAATCCCAATACGGTGGAACCGATAACGCAGGTCAAGCAATTATTTCATTCAATGAGTCAAAAGATTTATCACCTGAGATTGTACAAATTCCAAGAAATGATAACGATACTTATTATCAGAGTCTTAATGACGATATTACCCGTTCAATCCTTTCTGCACACAGAGTTTCTTCTGCTGAACTTTTTGGTATTGCAACAGCTGGTAAATTAGGTGGTGGCCAAGAGATTACAGAACACTCAGAATATTTCCGTAAGATGGTTATTATGCCATTCCAAAATGAGATACTTCCTGTGTTCAATAAATTGGTTTCACTTAAATTTGAAAAACCAACTACGTTTGAAATTAAACCTTTATCATTATTCTTAACTGGTGATATTGTAGAAAATCCAACTGTGATTGACAAACCTGTTACTCCTGTTGAAGCTGAAGCCGTTCCTGTTAATGAGAATATTAAAGGATTGAAGGGACGTGAGTACGGTGCTTTGTTACGGGTTGTTCGTGACGCGGCAAAAGGAAAAATAACAAGACAACAAGCAATGCAAATGTTAATGTCAGGATATGGATTATCTGAAGAAGATTGTATTGCTTGGTTAGGAGAAGAAGAATTAAATAATTTATAATATGGGTGTTTTATTAATATCAGAAATAAAATTAAAAAACTTTACCAACATTAATAAAAATGTTGATATGGATGTATTAAAGGCTGAAGTTCAAATTGCACAAGATATTGACTTACAAACCTTATTGGGTACTAAGTTTTATAATCACCTATTATCACAAGTTAGTTCAACAGGTAATAGTTTTAATGCAGCTGAAACAACTTTGGTTAATGATTACATCCAACCATTCTTAATACAACAAGCGTATTTCCAATCTATACCACATTTGATGTATCGTACTATGAACAATGGTATTACACAAGGTACAATGGAAAACGCAACATCTGTGGATATTGGAACAATGCAATACCTAAGAAATATTCAGAAACAACGTTCTGATTTTTATATGACACGTCTTCAGGATTATCTATTAATTGGTAAAGGTTCTAACGTCTTCCCTGATTACATTTCACAATCTACAAGAGATGGTATGATACCTGGAAGATCACAAAAATACAATAACGGTATATATTTAAAACACACAACAAGAAAGGGATATTCAAATCAAGATTTAAATCAACGTGGTATTGGAATGTATAGTGAATTACAACACGAAAATCCTCCTTGTCAAGACTGCTACTAATATGATAGAACAAATTATAATAACAATTGTAACAACATTAATCGGTTATTTTGTTGGATACAAAAAATCTAAGAATGAAATTGAAGGTGGTCGTTTAGAAAACCTTGAAAAGTCTATTAGGATTTATCAAGTTGTTATAGATGACTTATCTAAAAAGGTGGAAGAACTTACCTCACATATTGTAAGATTAGAAGCAACAATAGATAGTCTTAAACAAGAGAATAATAAATTAAAAAAAAATAAAGGAATTTAATGGAATTTTATTTACCACAACCAACAGACGAAGAATTAGACTTAGGAAAGAAAACAGATTATTTTAAAAGACTAATTGAAATGGAATTACATAAAAAATATAAATTAACGATGGATGAATTTTGTTTTTGGATACACCACAATTACTCAAGTGTATTTTTGACTGGCAACGAATTGAACCTAAATCAAGTAAAAAAATTAAATAGATAATGAAATTTGAAAACATCATCAAATTAAAGTTAAACAACTTTGAGATTAAATACCCTAAAAACGAAATGATTGAACCTAATCCTTGTGGGGAACCTGGTTATGTTGCTTATGGTACGAAAATAGTTGATGGTCGTGAAGTACCTAATTGTATCCCTGACCCTGAAGAAATGAAAAAAATCGTTAAGGAAGGGTTTCCGATTCCATCACCTGGTGAAAGTGAAACACAGGACGAATATATAAGTCGTTGTATTTCTTCAATAATTGACGAATATGGACAAGAACAAGCTGCGGGAATATGTTATGGTCAATGGGAAAAAAAATAGTCTTATAGACAAGATATTTGAGTATTACCTATACTTCTGTATTGGTTGGGTAACCTTTGCTTTATCGTTTGACATTTATATGATTATCAAACACTTTGACGAGTTTGGATTTAATTAACGTAAGATATTGTCTGGCAAATTTATTGTCTGGCAAAGTACTGTAAGATATTGTGTGGCAAGTGCCAGACAATATTTAGAATTTTAAATAACAAAAAAAGGGGACTCCTTTCGGAATCCCCATAGGATAGGAAGTTATGGGAAACCTACCCTAATGTCAGTTAGTAGTATCGTCTTTGTATTTGAAGGTATAATGTCTTGGTTCTTTGATAGTACCATTCAATATTTTTAATATACCACTTCTATCTCTATTTAATTTAATAGAAGCATCTTTAGCAGATTTAAATTCACATATAAATTTCATTTCAGGGTATGTGTAATAAAATATTGGTCTACAATTTGTTTCCATTCTATTTTTAATAG